AGCGAATAAAAATCACTCAATTACTCAAAATTTCATAGATATACCACTACGTTGTGCAGGATTTAAGACACTGAAACTTGGTGCAGGTACTAACTGTATTTTCAAACAGCTCTGCGTTATATACTCTGAGATTTAGAGTCACTGTTTCGTATAACGTCTTAGTTTCCTCGCCCGGGTCTTAGAAACCCCGGCGTAGGGCTATCGAGCCATCTACAACAATATTATAAACGACACATTTTCTTCTTTCATTGCAACTTAATACAACGAAATGTTTGTTCCACGTACACTACGCGGAATCGCAATTCATGGGATGGCCTGCTCGAATGCTCAATTGAAGGCAATTATGCATTCATATGCAGTGCTCCCACATCATCGATTAGAGGCTCGCCTCTGGCTCGAACAATCACAGTTTCAGCCTGATGAAAACCGGTTGATCTTGAAAGCTCTCAAAGTATTCTTACGATTTAAGTATATGTTTAACGAGCACACTTTCAACTTTATTCTTGGTTTCCTTAGTGTAAACAAGAATAGCACGGAAGCGTCTATAAGGACGGCCCGTGAAAACAAGAGAAGACTATCGTCTGAGTCTTGGGAAGATGATCCATACAAATGGAGAGCTCTTGACACAGATGATTATGAAGCCCAAGGGTTGTTCTCTGTTGATCACAACCATAAATTTGAACTTCCATTTTTGGACAAATTTATGGAACACGTATCCACCAACGTGCCTCCTGAGAAGAGGAAAATGGTAGAAAAATTGATACTCAATGTTTCGGCATTGTGTATCGCCACGGATCCACAAGCAACTAAATTGGCATTAGCCAATATAGTGATGGAATTTGTTAGTGTGGCGGATGTAGCGTCCTCACTACTTGAATCTATTGATTTCAAGTATCTGTCCCAACTCTTTGTAAGAGCTATCAAATACATTCGAGATCCTGATGCCTTTACGGCCCAAGGTCTGGATCCGTTAGATCCTATGAGCGAGGAAATGTTTGGTTCTTTGTTTAGGATCCTTTCTACCGCTTATGCGTTTATTTTTGACCCTTCAGTGGGCAATAAACCAGTTATGAGCACCGAGTGGCAACGCTCGTTGTTTGCCACTTATAGGAATACGAATAGTATACCGGATTTGATCCAATTCTTCTTCTTTTTCATACGCTCGGTTACCGAGTTCGTGCAAGTGCACGTTCTAGGTGTAGAGCCCGATTACGAGAAGAGTTTAACTCATTTAGATATCGCCTACAGTGCGTGGACAGATGAATTGTACGAACTGGAAGCTATTTATATGGATAAGGAGAAAGGGGTAACCCGACAATCCGAAACTAGACGTAGAATTTTGGCGCACTATAAAGTAGGACAGAGACTGTCTGAAGTGATAGAAAAAGCCAAACTCCTTACTCGTGGCTCTTACCAGCATTTTATGGCCTTGATATCCAAGTCCTCAAAAATGGCTGAACTAGCCAGGAGTTGTGGTCAGGCGGACCGCTTCCGAGTCCCCCCGTATATGATACAAATACAGGGTCCTTCAGGAATAGGAAAATCCACTTGTCTGGAGCGTCTTGGCATTATGTTAAACAAATGCGAAGCTGTTCCCGTAGAAGAGGGAAATATAATTCACACACGTAATCAAGCTTCCCCTTATTGGGAAGGATATGCCAATCAATTAATCACATGCTACGATGATTTATTTCAAATTAAAGATTTGATCAAACGAGCAGAGATAGCTGATGAATTGATCCGTGTGTGCAACTCAATACCTATGACACTCAACATGGCTAATGTAGAGGCTAAAGGTAATGTGATATTCACCTCCAAATACGTTGTAGCCACCACCAATATCTTTGAAGAGAGATCAATTGGTATGGCTCATCCTGATGCCCTTTGGCGTCGATTCAACTCTCGATGGGAATTTAATGTTCCGGAGAAGTACCGCGGTGACAGAGGACCAAATTGGTCTGCCATGGCCCGGGATAATCCAGATGTTCCATATGAGGAACTACTATATCGTATGATGCAGTGCACACTTGTCAAGAAGAGTGGAGAACGAACCCAAATGACCTTCAAGGAGTTTACGGATTACGTTATCTGTGATTCAAAGAACCATTATAGCAAAGGTTATATAGCCCTGGAAGCTAATAGGAAGATCATTGATGGTCCCATGGAGGCCCAAGGTAGTGTAACTCTGGATGATTCGACGTATCCAATTAGTGTTACTTTAAAGAATACTAAAACTAGACAGACTCGCAAGCTTACAGTTAAGAAAGGGAATCAGGATACAGTTATTGCCCAATCCGGTGATGATGATGAACCGAGACCCGAATATTACGTGGCTTCCGGGGATATCTGTAGAGCCTTTGGTGTCGATGATATTACTGTCATACAGCTCGTTGAGGTGGAATATTCGCCATCATGGAGCGAAGTTTTCTTCGAAGCTTTTGCTGCTTTGATTCCTAAGGCATCTTTTTGGCGTTCAATATCTGAATCCTTTTATGGGCGTTTACAGAGTATTAGGGGCGCAATCACGCATAGACAAGCTACGTTTCAGATGTTGCGAGCTGATTTGGCTCAACATGCATTTGTTCGGAAGCCTGTTGTTGAAGTGCTGACGGCTGTCTTTAGAGGTTTTAACCTAATACTATGTATGTATTGTGGATATAAACAGATTCAAAAGACGAGAGCATGGTGGCAGGGAGATGCGTACCAGGCCAATTCCGAAGAGTGGCGTGATAAGAAATTTACTCCACGCAGTCGCTATATAGAACCACGGAACACTAAACCGTCGTGGCACGTGGGCTCCGGGGCAAAAGATAAGTATAACGCACATGGCTCCGTATGGAGTAGCGATTACTTAAAGAAGATACGCCTAAATCTAGCACGAGTTGAGCTATGCGCAGACATGGGTGATGAGATAGTTAGAGATAGACAAAATGTCATATTCGTAACTGGATCAATAGCTATGTGTACGGCGCATTTTGCCCATAATCTGGAGGATTGTAATCCCGAAAGTAGTTATATTGTTCTAAGTACAAGTACTCTTCATAAAAAGATATACGTACCAAAGATACGGTGGCTACTACCGAGTGATGCCGACGGCATTGATGTGGCTCTAATAGATTTTAGGGATTCTTCAATCCAAAGAGGTTCAATAATTGAACGTTTTATGGTTCAAGAAGACCTAGAGAGAGCTCGCATTGCCGATAGTACGTTTATGCAATATGTTCCAAATGATATATCACGCGGTTCTTTTGTCGAACGTTCCATCACGAACGCGTCTATACGGAAAACTTCCCCCGTTTATACTAGGGGAGTTAATAGTTACCAAATAGCAGATTATGCGCAGTACAGCCTTAAAACAGCTCAAGGTGATTGTGGATCAGTCGTTTTACATAATGATTTATCCAAAAATGCAGCTATTCTGGGTATTCACGTAGCTGGAAGAGCGAAAGCCGCCGACGGTTTTGCTCAAATAGTTACGAGAGAGCTTTTGTGCTCTATGCTAGGGGCATTTGGAGTTGATACTGAACGTGTACAATTTCCTGACGTAACCCCATTGTCATCAGACGCAGCTGAGAAATTTGCCGCGTATGGGAATATCGATACATTCGGTGTTGTTCCTCCTGAGATGGCAATAGCTATGCCGACAAAGACAAAAATTAAACCATCTATGGTTCACGGCGTATTCCAAGAACCTACACATGCTCCGGCAATGTTGAAGAAGACAGATGGTATAAGTCCCTCTTACATCGCATTGGAAAAAGCCAATATAGAAGAAGGTAACTTTAACATCGACATCTTGATTGAGTGTGAAGATTATATGGTTAATTTTAGGAATACTCTCCCCACGTATGACTATGCCCGAACATTGACAAATTACGAAACCGTTAATGGTTTTAAGGGTACCAATCACTTGAATGCAATAAACATTCATACTTCACCTGGCTATCCGTACGTAAAAGAGCGGAAGGCAGCCGGTAAATTAGATTGGTTCGGACAGACAGAGGATGGGACTATTCTGGTTACAAAGAAATTCTTACTTGAGATAGAAACAGATGAGGAGCTGTTAGCACAAGGGAAGATTCCCTTCTACCCCTTCACATCCTGTCTCAAAGATGAGAAAAGGCCTATTGAAAAAGTTAAAGCTGGCAAGACCAGGCTGTTTTCAGCAGGTAATCAGAAGCACTTATTCATTTGCCGTAAGTATTATGGTGGATATAACGCCTTTTTAACGGCGAATAAAGATCACCTTTGTTCGAAAGTTGGAATAGCCGCTAATGGTCCTGAATTTCATGAATTTCATAAATACATGACTCGGGGGAGAACCAATGAAGAGGCTTTACACAATTTCAACGATGGAGATTTTAGTGCGTTTGATGATTCCATAATGGGCATCCTTATACGATCCTATTTTGAGTGTGCTATGCAATGGTATGCTTTTCATGGAAAAGATTTACCAGGTTTTGAAAGAGATCAGAAAATACGTAAGAATATTATTCCTACTTTTATGGGTCCACCCCACATAATAGGGAAAATCTTCTATTCTCTGACCAAAGCTAATAGTAGCGGCAATTTTGCCACCGTACACATCAATGGACATGCTAATGAGTTAATTCATAGATATGCTTTTCTTTTTCTGGGAGAGGAACATCAAGTCGACAATCAACTCTTTGATGATAAGTTAAACTTAGCAACATACGGAGATGATTCATTGATGTGTCTATCTGATGATGTAGTTGGGTGGTATAACGGACTAACATTGGGTCCAGTATTCTCTGAACACTTTGGTATGACGTATACACCAGCCAATAAATCTTCCATTTTCTATCCCGTACGCGATATCCAAAATGTCGATTTTTGTAAGCGCAAGTTTCACTATAATCCGGATCTCCGGAGAGTTGTTGGTATAATGCCCTTGGAGGGTTTGCTGGAAACAACCAACTGGATTAAGGAAAGCGTGGATGATGAGGAATCGACAATAGCTAATGTGGAGAGTACCCACCGAGAAATATTCTTACACTCGAGAGAGTTGTACGATGAATACTCTACCTTATTTGTTGAAGGATGCAACAAAAAGGGTGTACGATATATACCCAAATCGTACAGATCCCTTAAGAACGTGTTTTATAAGGGACTACTTTAAACTATTTTATACACTAAAGCGTTTGACAGACTATTTATGAATATGTATATTATTTTTATGTCATTTTGGGTGTGATCTTGCCTATACTCAAAAGGTATTGCTGCTCATTATTATTTTTAAAAGGGAATTGAGAATTCTCACATTTATGCGTGCCAATGAACACGTATATCTTATTATTATTCATTCAAGATTCTAATGTAAATAATATTAACAGCGGTTTGGGCCCTGCCTCTGTAACACATTCTTCCCAAGGGCCCACAATTTCACACGAGATAACAGCATTTTCAGAACAGAGTGCTGTTGATACCCTCGTGGTTTCGGATACCATGCCTTCTTACGACATGAATCCATACACTGATGATACATTGTACGGATTTTTGCAAAGACCGCGATTGGTTACTTCCTCAACATGGGATGACACTTACGCTTCCGGTAGTCGGATCGTGGTCGTTGATCCCTATTTTGAGCTCATAACCTCTACTCCGATTAAACACAAGCTTGAGAATTTTAATTATTTTAAAGCTGGTGTTCGCATAGGAGTACGAGTTAATGGTACTCCTTTCCACTATGGGAAACTATTAGTGGTATGGAAACCTATGTGTGGATCAACTAGACAAAGCCAACAAGAGATGAGAGATAATATCTATTCATCCAGTGGCTATCCTCACATTATCATATCTCCCACTGAAAATGAAGTCAATGAAATGGTGTTACCATTTGCATACGATGCAGCTTATATGGATTTATCCGCAGATGAGGTCAGATCACCTGGTCAATTATTTATCTATGTGTTAAATCCTTTAGCGTTGGATTCTTCTGTTCCTCCAGTTTCAATTAGCGTATTTGCTAACTTTGAAGATGTGGCTTTAGCGGGTCAATCAGGAATAGTTAATCTACCGTTGCATACTAGGCAGACCATTTATGATGATCCGAATCCTTTCAATCCTGTTGCTACATCGTTTGTGGCTCAAGGAGACGTGCAACGAGAGGCCATAGATAAATCCACAAAAGGATTAATTTCTGGCCCACTCAAGGCAACGTCAGCGATTGCTGGATCGTTAACAACTATTCCGTCAATTGGGGTATGGGCTTCGTCCGTGAGCCTTGTTGCTTCTGCTCTCGGATCGTTGTTTGAGAAATTTGGTTATTGTAAACCGAATACTTTAGAAACAACGGCACCTCGTATTCTCAAAGTTGGAGATTTTTCCCATGGTGAGGGCGTTGAGACGGCCCCCACCACACAAGTTATACCCGGTCAGAGTATAACCGACCTGGCTCACCACTTAGGTGGTAAACCAAACGAGATGGACTTATTGAATATTGTGTCGACGCCTTGCTTGCGTGGTATTTTCACGTGGCAAGGGAATGACGCACCTGATTCTACTTTATTCACGTGCTTCGTAAATCCTGCTGATACATTTACAGTTCAGCAAGGTGGTAGCATCCGGGTTTTACCCACACTCTTGTCGTGGACATGTAAAACTTTTGGATTCTGGCGCGGATCGCTGAGGTATGATATTCAAATAACGTGTTCAAACTTCCACTCGGGTCGCATGCGTGTTTTATTCCAGCCGCGGAATGCTGGAGTATTAACCGATTTCGACCATCAAAATTGCATCAACAGAATTATAGATATTCAAAATGAGACAGAGTTTTCGTTTACAGTACCTTATATAGCTGATGTTCCATGGCACTCCTTAAACTTAAATTCTATTGAAGAACAAATAGGATTCTTACAGTTTTCTGTGGTTAATGAATTGACTCACACAACGGAGCCCATCCCAGAAGTTCATATCAACGTTTGGGTTAGCGCTGGACCTGATTTCCAACTGGCTATGCCAGCTCGGAAGAATGCCCGTAGTGCAGGACCTCTACCGGAGACTGGACCTCTAGGAACCATGGACGAAGTTTTCGAAGCCCAGGGTTTAACATCTTATGAAATGAAGATGCGAGACCATCCTCCTTTAATGGAGGGAGCCACTGGGTCTGTTGAGAATAATATCTGTCAAACGGATACTGTTACTCATTTGAAACAAATGATGCACAGACCAGCATATTGCCGAACCATTGTGTTAGACTCTGATGACGCAACGGTGTGTGAGGTCATAAACCTGCGCTATGTGTATGATCCTAATTTGACCACTCGTACTGACTTTACCGATTGGTTTGCCAATATTTTTGTATTTGGGAGAGGATCATATAACATTCGCTGTGTTCCTCAATGGAACATAGCAACGTCACCGATGATGTTGTGGATACAGCAAAATTACGGGTTGATGTACGGATTTCAATACTCTAGTCAGAATATTGAACTGCGAGTCCAAGGTACAGGGCAGCAACTAGCAGCGTCTAGTTACAACCCTGTAGCGGAGGCAAATATTCCGTATTATTCCAATAGATTTGCTGTTGTTAATGCTGGACGCACTATCCCTAGGGCGTACGCATCATCGGCTATCATCCAGATCGAACCCAATGGGTACGGTCAAGGAGACGTGAACATTGATTTTTGGAGATCGGTAGGTGATGATTTTAATTATCATTACTTAATTGGTCCTCCGTCATATTACGTTGACGCTCCTTAATATATATTATGTTTATATATTATATTGGCATTTTTAAAGTGTCACCACTGGTTTTAAAATTTCCCAGCTCTTGTACTCAAGAGAAAATCTACATGTATTTGTATTTTGATAATTTTCTACGGGATTTAATGCTCCCTTTTGATCTACTGATCAAAT